AAAATAGACCTTGATAACGCCAAGTTAGAGCTTGAGAAGATGAAAGCTGACAATAACGAGGATATCCAGATGGAAAGAATTAAATCTGAAAACAAAAGAGAAGGCGCAAGACTTGCTGTAGAAGTGGCTAAAGAAAGAAACAAGGCTACGAAAGATGGCACAAAACTAGCTATTGAACTTAATGAAAGTTTGAAAGATGGCTAGAAATGAAACCATATATACACCAATAATAAAAAAAGTTCAGGAGGAAATGGATGCTATCACTGACTATATTTCATCCGGCAGACCTAAAAACTTCGAGGAATATCAAAGACTTGTCGGAAAAATGGAAGGATTGTCCATTGCCAGAGAACTGTTGCAAGACACAGAAAAGAAATTTATTGACGATTAGGGGGTTACAAAATGTCAATAGGTGTGTATATTTAAACTAGACTAGTGAAACTAGTAACGGGAATAAACCCGCATGGTAACGATAAGCCATAGAATTATCGCACAAGGAACCAGAGATGTACTCTGCACAAAAAGTAGATTATGAGGAAGAGCTAAAATTAAAACTTCCCCAGCCACAAGGTTATAGATTACTCATAGCCATCCCAAAGGTTGAAGAAAAAACAGGAGCTGGTGTTTATATGCCAGACTCATTAACAAAAATGGAACAAACAGCTTCCATCGTAGGTCTCGTTGTAGAAATGGGGCCAGATGCATATCTGGATAAATCTAAGTTTCCTAATGGTCCATACTGCAAAAAAGGTGATTTTGTAATATTTAGATCTTATTCTGGAACTAGATTTAAAGTTAAGAATGAAGAGTTTCGTTTAATTAATGATGACACTGTGGAAGCAGTTGTTGACGACCCAAGAGGATTTATAAGAGTATGAGTGATAATACAGCAGAAAAGCAGCAAGAAGAATTAGATCTAGAAGTAGAAATAATTGACGATGTTCCTGAAGAAGATAAAAACAAAGTCAGGAATGAAGATGCGCCAAAGGATAATATTCCTGATGACGAAGAAATAAAACAATACAGCAAAGATGTTCAAAAAAGACTTAACAAGATTAAGTACGAATATCATGAAGAAAGAAGATTAAAAGAAGCCGCTGAAAGAGAAAAAGAAGAAGCGGTTACTAATCTTCAAAAACTATTAGATGAGAATAAAAAATTAAGAAAAACACTAGATGATGGTGAAGGTGTTTTAGTTGAGCAGGCCAAGAAAAGAGTTGGCGCAGAAATAGACTCAGCTAAAAAAGAATACAAAGAAGCGTATGAGTCAGGAGATCCTGACAAGATACTAGAAGCTCAAGAAAAATTAAATAGAGCGCAGAACGAACAATTTAAAGTAGAGTCTTATAAGCCTCCGGTCAGAACACAAGATGTTTCTGATGCCCCTAAAGAGACTGCACAACCAAAGGCTAAAGAAAAGTATGAGCCGACAGCGGCTGATAAAAAATGGTTGGAGCAAAACTCAGAGTGGTTTAATAAAGACGGCTATGAAGATATGACAGGATATGTTTATGGTATTCATTCTAAACTGGTAAAAGCAAAGATAAACCCAGTATTAGAGCCAGATGAATATTATAGAAGAGTTGATGAGGGAATGAGAAAACATTTCCCAGAATACTTTAACAAGCAGGATGTTGAGACAGAAGAGGTAGACGCACCTCAACGATCTGCTGGTACCGTGGTTGCCCCGGTTAATCGAAGTGCAAAAAAACCACGCAAAGTGCAGTTGACCTCTACCCAAATCTCTCTCGCAAATAGACTTGGGCTTACCCCTGAACAATATGCGCAACAATTATTGAAGGAATCAACAAATGGATGAGAACGTATTTGACAGAGAATCTAGAGAAACAACAACTAGAGATTCTGAAAAAAGGAAAGCAACTTGGCAAAGGCCATCAGCTTTACCTGACCCTGCACCCCAAGAAGGTGTTGAATATCGTTGGATAAGAACATCTGCTCTCGGTCAATCAGATATGACAAATGTTTCATCTAAATTTCGTGAAGGTTGGGAGCCAGTAAAACTGGAAGACCATCCAGAGCTAAAAATACTTCCTGATGTAGATTCTAAATTCGCAGGTAATGTAGAGGTTGGAGGATTGCTACTTTGTAAGAACTCCAAGGAAAACATGGATGCCAGAAGGGACTTTCAACAAAACCAAGCATCTTCACAGATGCAGGCTGTTGATAATAGTTACATGAAGGAATCCGACCCCCGTATGCCAGTTCTCAAACCAGAGAAAAGCACACGCACTTCGTAAGTAATATTAACAAATTAACCGAAGAGGTATAAAAATGAGCAGCACAGCAGCACCATTTGGATTAAACCCTATCGGTAGATTCGACACAGGTTCATTAGAGGTTTTTAGACAATACCCTATTAAATCTGGTGAGAGTACAGCTATAGTTAAGGGCGATATCGTTCAACTAGTAAATGCCAGTAATGCAACTACTATTGCAAAAATGACAGGTACTATGGATGGTTCAGCAACTGACTTATGTGGTATTTTCATGGGTTGCCGATTTACAGATCCAAATACTAATCAGTTGACTTTTAGTCAGCACTTTCCAGCAAGCACTGTAGCATCCGATGCTATGGCTTATGTTGTAGATGATCCTAATGTATTATTTACAATACAAGCTGATGGATCTTTCACAAACGAAAGAGACATTTATGGCAAGAATGCACCAGTTGTACAGGGCGCCGCAAACACTACATTAGGTATATCAAGAGTATCATTAGATGCTTCTGAAATATCTACAAATGCAGGTGACGGCATTAAAATAATAGACTATCTAGGCGGTGACTTAGGTGATGAAAAAGGAAGTAACTTTCCAATATTGGTTTGTAAATTCAATTATCATCAGCTTACATCAACTAGTGGCGCAGCTTAAGGAGGTTGTAATATGGCTATTTCAAGAGCGCAACTCCTTAAGGAGTTATTACCGGGTCTAAACGCATTGTTTGGATTAGAGTATGAGAAGTATGAAGATGAACATACTGAAATATATGAAGTAGAAAACTCAGAGCGTAGTTTTGAAGAAGAAGTAAAGTTATCTGGTTTTGGGGCAGCCCCAGTAAAGCCAGAAGGCTCTGCTATTTCTTATGATTCTGCACAAGAGTCATTTACTTCAAGGTACAACCACGAAACTGTGGCTATGGGCTTTTCAATAACAGAAGAAGCAATGGAAGATAATCTTTATGATTCATTGTCTGCTCGTTATACAAAAGCACTAGCAAGAGCGATGGCTTACACAAAGCAGACTAAAGCTGCTTCATTGCTTAACACAGGCTTTGATACATTCACTAGTGGCGATGGTGTAACATTGTTTAACACAGCTCACCCAACAGTGGCTGGCGGTAACAATAAAAATAGATTGACAACAAATGCTGACTTGAATGAGACATCTCTAGAGCAAGCGGTTATTGACATTGCAGCTTTCGTAGACGAAAGAGGCTTGTTAATTGCAGCAAGACCTAGAAAACTTATCGTTCCACCAGCGTTAATGTTTGTTGCAACTAGAGTGTTACAATCAGAGCTAAGAGTTGGAACAGCAGATAACGACTTAAACGCAATCAGAACCAATGGATCTATTCCAGAGGGTTTTGCTGTTAATCACTATTTAACAGATACAGATGCGTTTTTCTTGACAACTGATGTTCCTAACGGAATGAAGATGTTCGTGAGAACACCTATGTCTACATCAATGGATGGGGATTTCAACACAGGTAATGTAAGATACAAAGCCCGTGAGAGATACTCATTTGGTGTGTCAGATCCTCTCGGAATGTTTGGTTCACCGGGAGCATAAACCCCTAAAGGGAGCTGTTCCTTTCCGGCTCCCTTATTTTAACCCTTGACTGCATTAGCAGACATTTGCCACGACAAGGAGATTATACATGGCTAATACAACTTTTTCAGGTCCGGTACGTTCTGAAGGCGGATTTACCTCTGTAAGCAAGAATGCTACAACCGGAGCTTTCACAACTCAATCCAGCATAAACTCAAGTGGATTTGCATCTTTAGACGCAAATAAACTTTCTACAGAAGCAGGAACTGGTATCACAGGTGGTACTGGAACTATTTACAGAAGCTCTGTTATGAGACAAGGCGGAATAATCACAACAAGAATATTAATTGATTTAACAGGATTAAGATCAACAGCAAATGGCGATATCATTGGTGTTAATGGTACATCTAACGTTTGTCACATAGGGCAAATCACTGCCGCAGAAAACGGAACTATTATTGCTGGTAGCATGGAATGTTTTGAAGCGCCTACAGGTGGTGATCCTGATATTAATGTACACTCAGCTACAGAGGGTACAGGTGTAGAGGATGGTGCTATTTCAGACTTAACAGAAACACTTCTTGTAAACGCTGGTGATGCTGCATTAGGTACAAAGGTTTACTTTACTGGATTGCCTGCTGCAGATGAGTTTTTGTACTTAACATTAGGTGCAACAACAGATGCAGACTATACTGCAGGTAAGCTGTTAATTGAATTAATAGGCTACGAGGCTTAATTACAGGAGACTTAAATGGCAGGTCGATCAGACGTAAAAGCCTTTAACTTTAACCAAGGTGACAGTGCTGCTGTTGTTGGTCCAGATAGAACAAGAATAAGACAAGTAGTTATTTTTGGAAACGCTGCAGGCGCAGTGACTATCAAAGATGGATCAGGAGGAGCAGACTTATTAGTTCAAAGTTTTCCAACAGGATTACATACTTTGAACATACCAGATCAGGGTATATTAGCAGAAAGCGGTGCTTTCATACATGCTTTTACAGGGTCTGGGAATAAGTTAACTTTGTTCTTATCGTAATGGCTACAAAAAAAGGGACTATGAAAGGTCACACTATCAGCGGTGGGCATAAGCGGCCCACCAAAGCTGGTGCAGGCATGACCGCAAAAGGTGTTGCAAAATACCGTAGAGACAATCCCGGATCTAAACTCAAGACAGCAGTTACAGGAAAAGTAAAGCCCGGCAGCAAAGCTGCAAAGAGGCGTAAGTCTTTCTGTGCCAGATCTGCAGGTCAAATGAAAAAGTTTCCTAAAGCAGCTAAGAATCCTAATAGTCGTTTAAGGCAAGCTAGAAGAAGGTGGAAGTGTTGATTAGTAGAGCATCAATGAAACAACAGATGAAAGGTAATCGTATGAAAAAGAAACCTGTAATGAAAAAAAATATAGGAAAAATTCTTAAAGAAACAAGTCCAGTATTTGGAGCTTTAACTGGTAAAGGTGGAATGGGTGCTTTGGCATCATCTGGTGCTTTAGGTGTTTTACCAGCAGCTATTGCCAGACCCAAAAGAAAAAAAGCTAAAATGAAAAAAGCCGCTAGAATGAGTGCTTCGTCACCACAAATGCAGCCTAGCAGCCCTTCAGCAGGCATGGGTATGACAGAAATGACAAGAAGAATGGCTATGGGTGGAGAGATAAAAAGAACAAAGCCTATAGATGGAATTGCAATGAAGGGTAAAACAAGAGCAATATGAAAAAACAAGAAGTCTGTCCTATATGTAAAACAGCATTAAAAGATACAAAAGAAAAACAAGTACAGTGTATTACATGCAACGCCTTGATATCAACTGATGTTGAGTGGCAGAGTAAATACGGATACGAGTGGGTAGAGGATAATGCCAAAACGTAATTATCGTGGTGAGTATGATAACTACCACAAGCAAACAGATCAGAAGAAACGTAGAGCTGGT